CATTTTTGATTACCTTTTATATTATTATCTACCAACTACTTCCTGGAATGCAACACCAGTTTTGGTTGCAGTGAAAGTAACGGTGATAAAGTTAATTGAACGAGTAGGTTTGACGAATAGTTCAGCAACGAATTCGTTACGATCAATTACGTCAGGGGTGTTGTTTGATTCATCACATACCACAAGGAAATCAGTAACTCCACGACGAGCTTGAACTTCAGATAAGTAAGAATTTACTGCACTGGAGAATGATGCTCTGGTAGTCGAGTCGTTTTGTTCAAATAGTACTGCTTTTGCTAGATCACCAACTCTCTTCTCAAGATTGAGGAAGAGACGGCGAACATTAATCCTATCGAAAGCAGATGGTGAAGCAAGAGCAGTCTTGTCACCGAATAGTGTTACACCTGTACCAGGGAATGTAACAATTGGATTAATTCTTGATTGATAAAGTTCGTCTCTATCTGCCTTGTTAGGATTGTATGCTAACTTAATAGCATTACGTAAAGATCCACGGTTAACGCCAGCAGGTGAATACCAATCATCCAGAACGGAAGATGTACTTACACAAAGACCAGCGATGTCTCCGTTACAAGGGATGTAACGATACTTATCATTAAAACGATCATAGTAATATTTGTACCCACTATCAAATACAGCGAATGACGTTGATGTCAATCCACTGAAGAAGTTGAGGGTATTTTCTTTTTGTTGAGTTGCAGTAAGAATACCTGCTGTACCAACCTGATTAGATTTATGAGGTGATACAAATGCAACACAGTCCTTACGAGAAGAAGCGATGCCGATAACTTTCGATGCTTTAGTCTTGGTGTCTGCTTCAGTTCCAAGTGATCCACCCATTAGGATGAAGTTAACATCAACAGTTTCTGTGTCACCAAAATTATCAAATGCTCCTTCTATTTCAGCAGTTGAATAAGCATAATCGTCAGCACCACCTGATAGAGTAGTTTCTAACTTACCAGCAATTTGGAACTTGGTTCCAGATGCTAGTCCTGTAGAATCAACTGACCATGCAGAACCTGCACCAGCACTACTAGGATTAGTAACAGCAGCAGGGTTTGTACCAACAAAGATATGAGTAGACTGTGCGTTAATTACATCTTTAAAGAAGTTAGCAGCACCTTCTGTATTCTTTGCATCAGTTAACTTGGAAGTATAGAGGATTCTTTCCAAAACTGTATTGGCAGCACCACTGTAGTTACCAGTTACGTCAACAACTGCAACGTGAACTTCGTCATATGATACTCCTTTACCAGCAGCATATTGAGATGTTCCAGGACGTGGACCAATTGAACCTAGGGATAAACCAGTACTACCAATCTCGGTAGTTGTGTACCAGTCTTTAACATCAGTAAGACTAATATTTGTATCTGTAACAGAAGCAACTTGGAAAGTAGAGTTTCCACCACCACCTGTGATAGTAAGGGTATCTCCAACTACATATCCTGTTCCACCATCAGTAACTGTGATAGCAGTAATCTGACCTTCAACAGTGTCAACAGTAAAGGTAGCATCTGAACCACCACCAGCAATTGTTATTACATCACCGACTTGATAAAGATTATCACCAGTGTTAGCAATAGCAACTGTTGCAATTGCACCAGCAGAAGATGTTACGTTAACAATTAATCCTGATCCGCTTCCACCTGTGGTGTTAACACCATTAGCAGTAACGTATCCAGTACCACCAGCAGTTAAAGTTGTTGTTAGTGGAGCACCAGTACCAGCAACTGCATCAACTGTCAATCCAGTTCCAGTTCCACCACTTGTGGCAGTATCTGATGATGTTTGATATCCTGTTCCTCCTACTAATGTGTTTGTTGTTGCAACAACACCAGTGTCTGGAGAATCTAGAGTATTAGTAGTAGTAAGTCTTGTTGTAGGATCGTCTAATACGATTGCTGCTTTCTTTTTGGCAGAATCCCACGAATAAACAACACCTGTTGCACCACCTGTGAATGTTACTGTATCACCAACACCCAAACCAGCAGGTGTAGAACTAAATGTAACTGTCTGATCTGCACCACGGTCAACAACTACAACCATAAGGTCGTTTGCCCATGTACCAGCAGTACGTCCAACATATAAGTTGCCGTTACCAGTACCAGCATTCCAGTCATCGTCGTTTTGAACGAGAACTGCTTGACCAGCTGCAGATGCACTATTTACTCCAGTTGCTGCCCTAACAACTGCTAATCTACCACCGTAGTTCAGGAATTCTGAAGCAACAAACCAATCTTCTGCATTTGCCTCGACAGGAGCACCAAAGACTGAAAGAAGTTCTTTCTGGGATGCTACATTAACCACCTGTCCGATAGGACCTTTTTGGAAGGTTGATGCAGTAGCCGCTTTTATCTGTGATGCACCTACAATAACTGCATTTGATAGGTCACGTTCCTTAAGAATGATTCCA